AGTCCCGAAAACTTGTGCCAAATGGAACAAGTTCCAATAGGAACAAGTTCCAAATGGAACAAAACTTGGGACAGATGGAACATCTAGTTGGGACAATTGGAACAAAAGTTGGGACAAATGGACCGCAGACTATAGAACATACTATAGAGAATACTATAGAACATACTAAAGAGGGATTTGGAAGAAATAAAGTCACGCTACCTTGGGACACACCAGCCTTCCGAGATGCGTGGGTAGGATGGAAGCACAACCGTATGGAGATGGGCTTGCCCGCCTACACCAAAATCCAAGAACAAGGAGCTCTGCACGAGCTTCAAAATGATTGCGCCGGCGACGAGGCCACGGCCTTGGATGCCATCGCGTACAGCATAAGCAAAACCTACAAAGCGATTTACACACGAAAAAAACCGAACAATGCAAAGTCTACAAGCCGTGGAGTCTCAGATGGCTCTCTCATTGAAGCGCATCTCCGAAAGCTCGCCAATGACTCCGGCGAGAGCCTGGGCTGAAGGAACCAACGTACTGGCCTCCTTCCGCCTCAACCCAGCACGCACCGAGGCTACCCTCCTGATCCTGCTCAAGGACACCCTCAACTACCTCGACTGCTCGAAGACCATCACAGCCGACCGCGACCTTCTCCACGCTGTCCACCATCTACGCGACGAGTTCCCCGCGATGAAGCTCGAGGAGTGGCATATCATCTGCCACCGCCTGAAGACGGGAGAGTACCCCGTCCAGTACGAGCGCCTCAAACTTCCCGAGCTCGTGGCTATCTTTCGACAGTACGAAGGTGAGCGCGCCGAGGTGAGGGAGGCCAACTGGAGCGAACTCAAGAAGGCCACACCCGACAAGCTCTCCGACGACCAACTCCAAGCACTCTACGCCAAATATGAACAGCAACGACAAGCCCAGAAGGAAGACCTCGCGAAAGCAAAAGCCATCAAAAGCGTCCCCACCGACGAGAGGGGGAGGTGGAAAGCGATCCCGTACACCGAACAGGAGCGCGATGGTGAAGAAGGTGGACACGGTGTTCAGTCAGTACATCCGACTCCGGGTGACTGACGACAGAGGATACGGACAGTGTTATACGTGCCATGCCACCCGACATTGGACAGAGGTCGACGCCGGCCACTTCATGAGCCGGGCTTGCATGAGCACCCGGTGGGATGCAAATGGGAACGTCCAATTTCAGTGCAAACGCTGCAACGGCTTCAGGTCTGGAGAACAGTACCTCTTCGCCCAGCACCTCGACCAGCACTACGGAGAGGGGACGGCGGAGGCTCTACATATAGCCTCGAAGCAGACGCGCAAGTTCACCCACGCCGAACTCGAGCAGATGTACTACCACTACAAGCGACTCGTCGATGAGCTCCGAAGCACGAAGGGACTTTGACCTCTGGTTCACGGAGCACTACGAAGAGCTCCTGCGGACAGCGAAAGCCCTCCACCCTGACGCCTACGACCTCATCCACGAGACCTACCTCTCCGTACACCGAGCCCTCAAACGCAACCCAAGGATAGCGGACAACTTCGGAGGATATATCCACACCGCCCTGTGGAAACTCGCACAAGGAGACTTCCGTAAACTCTACGCCCGAGGCGACGCACCCGAAAAAACTTTGATAAGCGACTACGACCTACGCGAAGCCATACGCAAAGAGGAGGCGTTAATCATGGCGAACCACCTCCGTTGGTTTGATAGAACGGTGCTAGAGTTGTACCTTGAGGGCTGGAGCATGACCGAACTCTCACGGGAGTCAGGCATCAACCGCTCCACCCTTTACGAGTCCATCAGTCAGTCCAAGAAAAAACTCCGCCATGTTATTCGTCTCCGCGCAAAAGAGAGCAGATAGGCTGGCCGTCTGCAAAGGGTGCGAGCACTACGTTAACCAGACGCAGAGCTGTGGCGACCTCGTGAAGGAAGCGTTCACCGACTCCCCCCTGTGTGGGTGTCACATGCCCACGAAGACCAGACTCAAGACTGCCTCCTGCCCCCTCGGGAAGTGGGAGGCATACGTCAAGCCCGAGGACGTGCAACGGATCAAGGAGTTCCTTGACAGGGACAACGCCCACCGCACCGCCTCGGAGCTGACCTACCTCACTCAAAAATATCTAAGCCCCACCAAGAAGGCGGGCGGGTGTGCTCCATGCAACCGCAACCTCCTGAAGGAGCTACAAAAAATCGTCGACAATGCCGATACCTAAACCGACCCCAGAGGAGAACATGGCAGGCTTCCTCTCCCGCTGCATGGCCGACGAGACCATGACCCAAGAATACCCCAACGAAAGACAAAGAATAGCCGTATGCGCAAGACAGTGGAAAGAGAAAGAATGAGCGAACACCTCTGGCTCATGGTCGGGGCTATCGACAGACCCCGGACGTTCGGACGTGAGGCAGCCATCAGGAAGTGCCACCGAGCAGCAGAGAGGTGGGGCTACCAGTGGAGCAAGGTCGTAAGCAAAGACCGCCACCGCGACATCGTAGAGGCTCGACAAATCATGATGAAGCACCTCCGGGATAGCAAGTGGACGTACAGCGAGATAGGAACGTTCCTCGGTGGACGCGATCACGCGACTGCCCTCTACGGCTCACGGCAGGCAGAACACCTCATCGACTACGACAGGGCATTCAGAGCCCGTTACTACGAATTCCAAAACGCATGACTCACGAAGAAGCCTTCAACCAGATAACTCAAGCCATGACTCATCTATCGCCTAGCCTAGCAGATGAAAACGGCTGGGTAAATGCAACAATCCGGGTCAAGTTTTTTCGAGACCCAGATACCAAGCAACTGACCAAGTGTGCCACGGTGCAAGACTTCCAAATTAACAAGGCATGACCTTACGCAAAGTAAAAAGGATGCTCAACGAGAGCGACGACTTCCTCGTCTTCACCATGAAGCACCACGGTGACACCGCCGACTTCGGAGCCTTCTACCAACGGACGGAGAGCTGGGAGATACTCCTGAACCTCGCCGTCTCCGATTATCACATCCGCGAAACCCTCCGCAATGTACTTACCGCCGCCGACGCTTATCGAGATTCGGAAGCTGAAGACTCACCCGAATAACCCTCGCTATATCCGAAAGGAGAAGATGGAGTACCTCAAGCACTCCCTTGAGGAAGACCCCAAGCTCATGACCGTGCGCCCCCTCTTGGTCAACCCACAGATGGTAGTCTTCGCAGGAAACCAACGCCTACGAGCCTGCCAAGCACTAGGGTGGGAAGCCGTCCCTTGTATCGTCTGCGACTGGACAGAGGAGGAGCAAGAGCGAGCCATGATAAAAGACAACGGGCACCACGGAGAGTGGGATATGGACATTCTCGGAAACAGCAACCACGAGCCCCAGCAACTACAGGAGTGGGGAGTACCTATCGACTGGGACAAGCCAGAACCCGAAGACGAACCCAAAGAACCCAAGCAATGCAAGCACTGCGACAAGATGATTCCTTGACAGAGTTGGACATCAAAGACCCAAAAAAGCTAGCCATGATTGAAGCCCTCACGAAGGCTTTGGGCGTGGTGAAGATGGCTTGCGAGTCCGTGGGTATCTCAAGGCAGACCCACTACAACTGGCTCAAGGACGACCCCGCCTACAAGGAGGCTTGCGACAACCTCCCCGAGGTAGTCCTCGACTTCGCCGAACACCACCTCCATAAGCTCATCGCCCAGGGCAACCCCGCTGCCACCATCTTCCTGCTGAAGACCAAAGGCAAGGGGAGAGGGTACGTCGAGCGTCAAGAGATTGAGGTGGCCGAGAAGAAGCCCTTGAGCTGGTTCGTTTCCGACGACTCGACGGTGAGTTGAGACAGCCCGCGACATACTACCACGTCAAGAACAGCACGGCCAAGGTACAAGTACACCAAGGCGGGACGCGCTCGGGCAAGACCTACTCTATCCTTACGGCTCTCATCGAGCTGTGCCACCGCAACGAGAACTCGGGCGCAGTCATCACCATTGCACGGAAGACCTTCCCCGCGATCCGTGCCTCGTGCATGAGGGACTTCTTTGAGATACTCGAAAGGGAGGACATCTACAACCCCGACCTGCACAACAAGAGCGAGGCCACCTACATCCTCTTTGGTAACATGGTGGAGTTCATAAGTGTCGACCAACCGCAAAAGGTGAGGGGTAGAAAGCGCGATATTCTCTTCGTCAACGAGGCCAACGAGCTCACCCTCGAAGACTGGCGACAGCTCATGCTCCGAACGACAGGGCGGGCTATCATAGACTACAACCCCTCTGACGAGTTCCACTGGATATATGACCACGTTCTAACACGCGACGACCATGAGTTCTTCCAAACAACCTACAAGGACAACCCCTTCCTCTCCCCGTCCACCGTTCAAGAGATTGAGCGACTACAAGAAGCCGACCCCGACTACTGGAGGGTCTACGGACTCGGAGAGCGTGGCGTGTCCCGCGCCACTATTCTCACGCATTGGAAAACAGTACCCCAAGTCCCCGACGGCTGGAAGCTCCTGAACCTCGGCCTCGACTTCGGATACACCAACGACCCCACCGCGATAGTTAAGGTCTACACGGACGGTCACGGCTTCTGCCTTGATGAGGTGTGCTATGCCACGGGACTAACCAACGCAGCCATAGCCCAAACCCTACGCGATGCCGACATAGGCAAGGCTATGGTGGTGGCTGACTCCGCCGAGCCCAAGAGCATCGACGAAATACACGGCCACGGCTTCAACGTACACCCCGCAAGGAAAGGCCCCGACTCCATACGGAGTGGGATAGACTTC